CAAGGAAAACCCGCAGAAAGAATGGACTATTACGCAAACAGACTATTCGGACATGAGGGCAAATAATGGGATGCAATAAACCGTTAATCCGGTTTTATGTACCTCACGACAGGGAAGCGAGTGGGCGAGTGTACTCACTCGCTTCTTTTAACAAGATACATAAGACCAAAATGCGGTATGAAGACCTGATGTACCGCAAAGATGTAATGATGATACCGTGTGGACAATGCACAGGATGCAAACTAAGAAAACGGAAAGATTGGGCCACGCGAATGGAGCTGGAAGCATACAGCCACGACAAGGAAAGCATCTGGTTTATCACACTGACCTATGATGACGACCACGTACCAACACAGGACACAGAAACAGGGGAAATCTTCAAGGGCGGCGTGAACATATGGAGAGACACCTCAGAGCGTCCTAGAACGGTGCAAACTTTAAGCGTGGAGGATGTCCAGTTATTCATGAAAAGGCTTAGAAAGGCCGTCAGCGGGCCTCTCAGGTACTTTCTGGCAGGAGAGTATGGAGACAACACCTCAAGACCACACTATCACATGATATTGTACGGGTGGTATCCAGACGACTTAAAGCCGATTCACAGGCTGTCAAGGTTCGGACACTACACGAGCGATAAACTGGTCAAGATCTGGGGACAAGGAACAGTAGATATAGCTCAAGCAACGCCGGAAACGTACAACTACGTAGCTGGATATGTGACCAAAAAGCTGTACGGAAACGACAAAGACAGGTACAAGAAAATAGGGCTCATACCGCCATTCTGCGTGATGAGCCGAAAGCCAGGACTCGGAGACGCATGGTTTCAAGAGCATCAAGAAAGGCTCTGGCAACTTGGATACATCCAGCTAACAAACGGAAAGAGAGCAGCCATACCGGAATATTATTGGCGCAAGCTGGAAGCCGAAAATCCTGAAAAAGCGTGGAGAATCAAGCAGTATCGACAAGAAAAAGCCATAGCATCCCTAATCGAAAGAAACATGGAAACTGACAAACAATATGCCGAACAACTAGCCGATAAAGAAGCAGTCATGAAGAAGAAGATGTCCAAAGCAAAGGGCGTTTTTTAGTCCTGGTGTCACTCAGCCAAGTAACTATCAAGTATATATATATGGCTGAGTGTTTTTTTAGGTTTATCAGCACGCGCACGCACGCGCACGTAATCGCGCACATGCGCGCGCGATTTATTATTTACTTGTTGTAGTCGTAGTAGTAGGGAGTGTTGAAATATTGAATACTATGAATTTTTATCCGTGGAACGATATTTTATGGTTAATTTTGATGTTGATAATTTTGTGGACAAATTGTTGAATTGTTAAAAGTGTAGCAATATGCACAAAACCATTTGTGCAACTTTTTGTGGAAAACCTGTTGAAAATGTTAAAAGTGTTGAAAACTCAATTAGAGGCATTTCGGCAGCCGGCCGGAAAGTTACGTCATGCTCTTCGTACGGCGCACCGCGCCTAACGCATGACCTCAAATAGAAAGTTTCAAAAAACCTCTTGAAAATAAGCAAAGTTGTGGTATAATCCAATCCAATCAAGATGATAAGGAGAGAAACAAAATGAAATACGACGTAAGATTCCGCAACAACATAGGCTATTTCAACGACACATACACGGTAGAAGCAGAAGACCCAACGCAAGCAAGAGAAATAGCAGTTATGAGACTGATAGAAGAAACGGGAACCGGACTTGAAATGTGGAAAATTATAGACGTAGAAAAGAGGATTGACAGACCCTCTTATTTTTGATATAACAAAAATAACCAAACAGCACAAAAGTGTTCCTCTCAAATCCATTTATACAAAAATAACTTTACGAAAGAGGTGAACCGCTCTGACTCTCCAAGAAATCAAGATGCTGTTTGAAAACATTCAAAAAATCCTTGCCATGCTGGACAAAATCTACCATGCAGTAACAGGGAACAAACCGGAGGCTTAACATGGAGAAAAAACCGTGGAATGTAAGAGACCAGACCGACGAGGGCCTTATGCAGGAGTTGACGAAAACCTACAAGGCAATCGACGCCGCGTACAAAATGGTACGACAGGCCGCAAACATCGAAGACGCAAAGTATTATATTGACATTGCGTTTAAGAAAAAAGCATTCGCAAGTAACATTGAGGTGGAAATCCTCAGAAGGGAAATCAACCATGGCAAAGAGGAGTAAAGTCCGCAAATCCAAAGACGCAAAAATCTTTAACAAAACCGCTCGAAAGACCAAGGCTATCAACCTGGGAAGCGGAGCGATGAGAGGGGGCATCCGCCTGTGAGCGCTGTATTAGCAAGCATGACTATGGCATTTCTCGCAGCGGGTTTTTACCTCGTCATTAACACAATCGACATCATCAAAGAATGGTTCAAATAAGGAGGCAACCATATGAACGTATACGGAATTTTCGATAACTGCGTAATGGGCTATATCACCATCTTTACCGAACGTGACAACAAGGTGGCCGAGCGCAATTTCAAAATCGCGCTGACTGATGAACGGAACATCATGAGCAAGACTCCGAGCGACTACCGGTTGGTAAAGCTGGCAAAGTTTGACGAGAAAACGGGCCTGTTTGAGAACGAAAAGGAGAACATTTTCGATGGCGTATCGCTCAGTAAGTAACTTCAGGGAGACCGCAACAGCAAAGGCCACTGAGGCCGGGGAGACCGTGAGGCGCACATACCTCTGGGAAATCAACGAGAAGGGCGAAAAAGTGCTGACGCTTGACCAGACAATCGACCAGCAGGCGGAAATTGACAGCTATCTGGAAGAGACCAAACTGGAAAACATCATCCGGCGGGCATCCATCGACCCTGACCTTGCGACCAGACTGATTCCGGACATGGGCGGTGGGCTTCAGGACGCGACCGAGATGCCGAAGAATCTGATGGAGCTTCAGAACATCATGCTGCGGGCCGAGCAAATCTGGGATGAAATCCCGAAGGAAATCAAGCTCAAGTTTGACAATGACGTCAATAAATTCGTGGCAAGTTTCGGCACTGTTGACTGGGCGAAAAATCTGGGCATCTATCAGGAGGAACAGCCTGAAGAGCCTAAGAAGGAGGAAGCAGCAGAATGAACAGAAACAAAGACGCAGGATTTAATCAAGTCCCTCGCCTGGACATCACGCGAAGTCGCTTCAAACGGCGGCAAGATATCAAATTAACCATGAACGCGGGCCAGCTTATTCCATTTTACGTGGACGAAGTACTTCCGGGTGATACCTTCAGCATCGACCAAGCAGCAATTATCCGTATGACAACGCCTATCTTCCCGGTTATGGACAACTGCCACATGGATATTTACTACTTCAACGTACCGTGTCGTATCATCTGGGACAACTTCAAAAGGTTTATGGGCGAAAACGATACCGGACCGTGGACACAGACTCAGGAATACACCATTCCGCAGGTCAAAGTAACTGGCACAACCGACAAGCCGGCGCCTTACGAAGGAAGCATCATGGACTACATGGGCATTCCTACCAAGGTGAGCAAAGGAGCTGACAGTGCATTCAGTGTTAATGCACTGCCATTCAGAGCCTACGCTATGATTTGGCAGGAGTGGTTCCGAGACCAGAACGTGGACAATCCGGCCATCAACAGAACCACAGATGCAACCGTCAACTATACGGACGACGAAACCAAAGGCATGGACGCAGAGACGCCTGACATCGAATATATCCTTAAGTACGCATACACGGGCGGCAGACCACTGCCAGTAAATAAGTACCACGACTACTTCACATCGGCTTTGCCTTCCCCGCAGAAAGCGGGAGAACCGGTAAAAGTGCCGACGATAGGCGTAGCACATCTCAATCTGTACGACCCGGACAACTTTCCGAAGAAACTCGGATGGGCTAAAGGAACCTCGGAATACCACCTTATCACGAACTTAAGTGTCTATCCCGACAAAAAGGGCGAAGACGGCCTTTTCTACGGAAACGGAATTTTGGGAACGGCAGACGGAGCGCCGGACGGAAACAGAGAAGTGGAACTTGGGGCTGACATGAGTACCGCAACAGCAACAACCATCAATCAGCTGCGACAGGCATTTCAGGTGCAGAAATACTACGAACAACTGGCGCGCGGTGGCAGTCGTTACCGCGAGATGATTTATTCGCTGTTCCATACGAAAATCAGCGATAAGACGGTACAAATCCCAGAATATCTGGGTGGCACGCGTATCACCATCAATATGAGTCAGGTCATCCAGACCAGCGGCACAACAGCGGAAAGCCCGCAGGGCAACACGGCAGCAGTGAGCGTTACGCCGTACAACGGCAGTATGTTTACGAAGAGCTTTGAAGAGCACGGCTATGTTATCGGAGTGTGCTGCATCCGACATGACCACACCTACCAGCAGGGACTCGAACGAATGTGGAGCCGCAAAACCAATCTGGATTTCTATTATCCGGTCTTTGCAAACCTGGGAGAACAGGCTATTCTGAAGAAGGAGCTGTATCTCACTGGTACGAGCACTGATGAACAAGCCTTTGGTTATCAGGAAGCTTGGGCAGAGTACCGAATGAAGCCAAACCGCATCAGCGGCAAGTTCCGTTCGAATGCAGAGGGGACGTTGGACAGCTGGCACTACGGCGACAACTACAAGGAAACGCCGAGCCTGAGCCAGGCATGGATGAAGGAAGGAGACTCTGAAATCCAAAGAACTCTAGCCGTAAATAACGAGCCGCAGTTTATCATGGACACCGTCGTAGACAATACATCTGTGAGACCTATGCCCATGTACAGCGTTCCGGGTCTCGTGGACCATCACTAAGAAAAGGGGGAAGCCCGGGGCAACACCCCGGGCTATTTTGTTATGGCATTAGCAGCAATCGGCAGCGCACTGCTCGGAATCGGCAAGCAACTACTCCCAACAATCGCTGGAGGTCTCTTAAACAAATTCCTGGGCGGAAATCAGATGGAAAGCAACGGAGGGAGCAGTCAGCACAACGAAAGTTCGAGCCAAGGAGGCGGAAGCAGCAGCTCCGCCAGCGGCGTAAACCGAGAACAGAACCTACAAGACTGGAACAGCATGCTAGGAGCAATCCAGGGAAACATGCAAAGCCAGCAGAAATTTAACCGTAAAAGCATGTTCGAGCAAATGGGCTATAACACCATGGCGGCAATCACTCAGGGTGTATATAACCAGATAAGCAACAACGCGGCGATGGACTACAACAGCGCACAAGCAGCCAAAAACAGAGCTTGGCAAGAGCAAATGAGCAATACAGCTTATCAGCGAGCTGTAGAAGACATGCGAAAAGCTGGCATCAACCCTATCTTAGCATACCAACAGGGCGGAGCAAGCACTCCGGGAGGCGCACAAGCCACCATCAGCGGGGCAAGCATGGGACTCGCAAGCAGCAGTGCAGCGAGCGCAAGCGCTCTCGGAGTAAGCCAGAACCACAACAACACATGGAGCAAAAGCGAGAGCAACTGGTACAACGCGGCACAAGCGGTCGGAGACGCCACAAGCTGGTCGCACACAAGCGCAGACAAAGCGTTAAAGGCGTTCGAAAACGTCCTTGGTCAGCTGGGTCAGCTGGGAAACTCGGGGGGAGAATCCAAGGCAGGCGGTGGCGCAGGCCGTGGAGGGAGAAATCCCCAAGGAAAACCCGCAGAAAGAATGGACTATTACGCAAACAGACTATTCGGACATG